TCAGGGAGACAGAACGAAATTATCCCCGATCACAATCAGCTTCTGATCCAAATTTTTAACCGCCGCTACTTGATGGAAAAGATCAATATATCGATGTACCTCATGACAGGTATTATAGAGAGCCGTATCTGCCTTAACGACTTTTCCACCTAAAAGCTCGCACGCCTCATCCATATCAATAACAAAATTATGATCTTTGTAATGATTCGTGAAATGCCCTGCCAAGGCACTGACACGCTTGTGATCATCATCAGTGCTCGTAACTTTTGATTTCAACAATCTCAATGCATATTGGGTGGCAGACTCAGTGATTCGCTCATAGTGCCCCAAAGCACGCACATCTAGGCTACTCCTGGTTAAGTACTGCGACAACATTTCGGCAGCCTCGGGGTATAGGCTTGCCAGCTTGGTGATCCGCTCAAGCGCTCCAGAAAATGCCAATGCTGGAAAACCATTAATTTGAGGATCAATAGGACCGAGCTCACTCATTGCCCCCATGTGCAACTCATCTGCGCCCAGCGACAGCAATGTTGCTGCTGATTTGGCATCAGCAGGAATACCCACTACAAACTTGCTAAGTTTGAAGCGGTTGCACATCTTACTTATCAAATAGGCAGGCTCAACTTCACCACCAGGGCTTCTCAGAATCAGGAAGATGTCTTTTTTGGTAGCTATCGAAGACAATTTTTGATAAATAATGTTTGCATGGTAGCGAGTAATCTGATCATGATCATATAAAAATACAACCTCATAACCCTCAACCTCAGGATTCTCACTAAGAATCGCTAAAATATCTTTTTTTAAAGCATCCTCAAGACCTTTTTCCTGATGCTTATCAATCAATTCAGCAATATACTTAGCATCACGAGGGACTTTCTTACTGCGCACCTCTCCTACAGCTTCCTCGTCAAGCTTGCTGGACTCAGCAATCGCTGCACGTTTTTTTGCCTTGGCAGCATCTTCAGCTAACTTTTCAGCCAAGACTGCTATTTGATTCACACTGTTTGGCTCTCGCGAATTTAACTGTGTCAACGCACGCGTTAGTTCGTCAAAGGCATGCTTGAAATCGCTTTCGCTTGTCCTCGACTTCTTTTTAAACAGTCCCCCAGACCTTGGATACGAGACGTCCGGGGGCCAGACCACCTGGTGAGCCGCAGCTTGATCCTGCCGCTCCCTCCCCTCAGAAGCATTCACCACACCCACATCGTTTTCTGTCTCGGTGCTGAGGCTAAGGGAAGCGCTATCCTCCGTAGCGGAACCGTCCGTCACATTAACAGACGCACCCGAAGCGGGCTCAGCTTGCCCCGACACGCCGCCATCCTTGAGCTCTGGCTTGATCTGCGTCGAATTGTCGTCCCGCTTCACGCTCACCTCATCTGAAGGGAATTGCATTTGCACCAAAATTACACCAAAATCGCACCAAAGCGGTACCAGAAAAGCATCATGCTTTCAAACGATTTCAGCAAATGCAAGGAGAATTAAATGACCAGAATGAGTGTAAACCTTTCTCCCGAGATGGAAAAGCTTATTGACGAAACTGCTAGAACAGAAGGCATTTCCAAAGGAGAAGTCATTCGTCGCGCGTTTGCACTACTGAAACTCGCAGAGACAGAAAAGAAAAGCGGGAAGTTTCTAGCAATAGCCAAAGAAGTAGACGACCCCGGCAATGGGAAATCCATTGAAGTGATTGGCAAAATCATAGGAATATAGCATGCCAACTCCTATCAAAGAGATAGACCTAGACCTCGAAGAGGTTGGGCAGGCTGATTTCAATATGCCCCAAGCAAAAATTGAATTAGCCAAATGCGTGCTTCTATGTCTATTCCTTCTGATTATTGCCATCTACGCCTGCAGCTTTTTCCCTGAAAACATAGTACCCGAGCGAGCGAAAAAGCTTTCAGAAAATATCTATCAAAGTGTAGTCCCCGTTGTATCAATGATTTTGGGCTACTACTTTGCTAAGGATTAAACTATGTTGACATACGTTTTATCCTTCTATTTAAACGAAGGTTACGATCAGTCCGAAATCATGGCCAGCCTAACCAGCTTGGGTGAGACTCAGCAAGCCTTACCGAGTACTTGGTTTCTCAAAAGTGATAAGTCTCCTAAAGAAATCAGGGACATTCTAACTGAGCACTTAGCTCCAGACGAGCGACTAATGGTAATGAAAGCTGGCGGTCCTGCAGCATGGCGAAACTTAATGTGCGACAATAGATGGGTAATTGATAATCTTTCATCAAAATAAAGAGCATGTAAGCTGCACACAGAATCGTCAAAGCGGCCCCTTATATGACCCACCCTGCATATAAGAACCGACAAAACCCGGCTTTAGCCGGGTTTTTATTGCAATAGCTTTCACCCAGCAAGCGACCTCTATCAATTGCTCGACGCTTGAATTAACTCTCACGCTTTAAAATAGCTGCCCCAGACTTCTTGCCCTCCAGTTCATGATTATTAGCTCACGCGTAACATCAGCTTTTCCTTGGCGCTGGTTCGTGTTGGTGTAGCGTATATCCAGATAATCGAAATGGAATCCGTCAAAGGCTCGCCTGATGTCCGGGTGGTCGTTGATGCTGACCATCACCTTGCCCTTGCAGCGGCGCATGAAGTCCGCCATGCGTTCGTACTCCTCGAAAGGGAAATCCACGCCATAGCCGGCGGTCTGCCAGTAAGGCGGGTCCATGTAGAAAAACGTATGTGCTCGATCGTAGCGCTCGGCACAGTCGAGCCAGGACAGGTTCTCCACGTAGGTACCCGCGAGACGCTGCCAGGCGGCGGACAGGTTCTCCTCGATGCGCAGTAGATTGATGGCCGGGCCGGTAGTGGCAGTACCGAACGTCTGCCCGGTGACCTTGCCGCCGAACGCATGCTGCTGAAGGTAGAAGAAACGCGCCGCACGCTGGATGTCGGTCAAGGTTTCAGGACGCGTCATCTTCTGCCACTCGAAGATCTGCCGAGAGCTGAGCGCCCATTTGAACTGACGTACAAACTCTTCCAAGTGGTTCTGCACAACGCGGTAAAGGATGACCAGGTCACCGTTGAGATCGTTCAGCACCTCCACCGGGGCGGACTGGGGGCGCATGAAGAACAACGCGGCACCGCCGGCGAAGACTTCGACATAGCATTCATGAGGGGGAAAGAGGGGGATCAAGCGGTCGGCCAGGCGGCGTTTGCCACCCATCCAGGGGATGATTGGAGAGGTCATAGGTATGCAAGTCTTTACTGTATAGATAAACAGGTGATAGGCTCGCCGCGCTTTGTGCACAAGGCAGAGGCCACGGCTGGACTTGCAGGAAGGGTCTGCGGGTTCGGTGGGCCGGGCTGGATGTTGACGCATCCATTCCGGCTCGCCTCTTTTACTGCTTGGTGATTTCGCGGACGTAGGCCTGGCAGGCCTGCAAAGCGATCAGTCCGCGGTCGCCTTCATCGGTGATGGCGATAATTCGTTGAGCATGCGCTGGGTCAAGTTGGGCGCGAACGGCGCCAGGTACCACGCCTCCGGTGCCGGCGGTTTCTCGCACCCCACCTTCACAACCCGAGCGGGCAACGGCTCCTGAATCGACGAGGACTGACAGCCGCAGATCAGTGGTAGCAAGCTGGTCACGCAGGCGAGCTTGAGTTTGTTGAGCATCTTGCATCTCCTGCCAGTGGTTTTGTGCCTGGGACCGCAGACGGGCTTCAAGGGCGCTGCGGGCTTGCTGTTGGTCAGCCAGTTGACCGAGCGCGATGGCTGCCGCCCTCTCCCGCTCCAGGCTGTTAATACGATCTTTCTCTGCTAGCTGCTTTCCGTAGCCGGCGGCCTGGTTGGCGAGCTGCGCGTTGTATGCGTTCGCCTGCCAAACCCAAGCTGTCCGGGCGCCCACCGCACAGGCGAGCAGCAGCGCCGCGACAGCCAATAGACGGGAGACCCACCCGTTCACTGCAGCACCTCAAGCGCTCGCGCGTAGATGGCTTTTCGATCCTCCAGGCCATTGGTACCGCCATTGATGCGCTTGGTGATGGCCAGGAGGTCACCCTTGTCGGCTAGGCTGTTCAAGCCCTCCTTCTGCCAGAACCAGCCTGCCGACATGGAAGCGTAGACAGGGTGCTCAAGCAGCTCCGGCGTATTCAGCAACCGGCTATCTCCGAACAGCGCTTCGCTGCAGGCTTCATAGTTGGAGCGGCCCGTTACTTGAATCAGCCCTCGGCCGCGATAGAGCTGGCCGTCCCCATCCGGCTCAGGCGTGTTACCAAGCCGCTGAGCCAGGCGACCGGTGTCGTACTTGGACAGGTACTTGTCATTGCCCAGTTCGCGGACGTACTGCAGCTGGCCCGACTCATGGCCGATCTGAGCCAGGAACGCAGCCATGCGCAGGCGCGTAACGATGGCGTACTTGCCCATGGTGGCGTTGAGGCCGGGAACAAAAACGCCGGCTTTGCGGCCGGCGTTCGGGAGGATCTGTAACAACTGCTTCTCGTTGATTGGCATCGCTTATCTCCAGTGATTAATGGGCTACGCCGCAGATACGTCCACGATGCGCAGCGGCTTTGTCTGTTTCTTTTTCTTGCCCTTGGCTTTCGCCTTGCCCTGCTTACCGCCGTTGCACTCGACCGTGGTCGACCAGCCCGAGGGCATAAACACCTGCTCCACGCTGTCCACTAGGTACTCCCCGTCGAGCCCGCTTTTGAAGCCCTGGGCGTTGATCGAGCGTTCTGCAAACAGGTCGGTGCGCCCGAGCATTTCCAGGCGCACGACGGCGGTGCTGCGGTTGAACGCCGCCAAACGGGCCTTGGCCGCCTGCTCGGCAGCGCCCTTATCAGGGTAGATATGGCGGTCGGTGTGCACAGCGGGCAGGCCTTCAGGCGCTTCGTCGTTGCCCAGCTCCACGACCCTGAGCGCGCCGGTTTTCTTGTCTTGGTGCTGCGTCTTCACGGCCTTCTGCGTGGTGCGGTCGCCCAGGCGGAAGCTGTAGCGGTTCACATCACTGCGCTGGATGGTGACCGCACCAAAGGCCTTGCCCCCGGGGGTGCTGCCACCTTGGCGTGGCATGACCAGCAGCTGCCCGTCGCCCACCTTGGCCGTGCAGTCGTACTGCCTGGCCAAGCGGGTGATGAAGTTGAAATCGGACTCGTTGCGCTGGTCGACGCGGGCCACCTTGGTCTGCACGGTGCAGCCAGGCTTCCACCCGTTGCGCGCAGCCAGGTCACTGACGATCTGCGCAAGCGGCACGTTCTCCCAGCTGCCGCTCCGGGTAGTTTTGCCGCTGCCGCGCATGTCGCTGGCCTTGCCGCGCAGGGTAATGGTGTCAGGCGGGCCAGTTACTTCGACCTGATCCACCCGGTAGCTACCAAGGCGAGCCAGCGCCTGGCCTTCGTACCCCATGAATGCCTCAATGTTGGCGCCCCGCTTAGGCAGCGTGACGGCCTGGTCGCGGTCGTCCACGCGCAATTCGAACTCGTCTGAGTCCATACCGGGTTTGTCCAAGGTGCGAAGAAGCAGCAAGCGGTCGTTGATCAGCGCGGTGATGTCCCGGCCGTCAGCGACTATTCGAAACTGAGGTTTCATGTGCACTCCGAAAACGAAAACCCCGCACATGGCGGGGTTGGTTGGAGGATCCGGGATCTAATCCCACAAGGTGATGTGCTCCGCATCAGGCGTGATCGCGGGCATATCAGGGAACATGATCAACAGCCCTGCTTGAAAAGGTTGCCGCTGCTCAGCAAGGCCTTGATTGGCCTCCATGACTGCTTCAACGGTGCCATTCAAATGCCCGTAATAGGCCTGACAAAGCGTGTCCAGCACGTCACCGTCAGACGTTCTGCAGGTCATCACCATATTTGATGAACTCCAAGGTGAAGCCTTGCTTGCGCGGGATACCGCCGGCGAGCAAAGACGATTGATCTTCATCGACTTTACGCAAGCACCAGTTGCCCAGCACTGCGCCATAGCCGGTGGTCAGACTGACCGGCATCAGCTGCCGGCCAATCGTGCGCAATGCATCCAGCTGGCTGATACCGCCCTTGAACAACGGGAATACAGCCCCCTTGATCGTCAGCGTATCCTCACCCTGCCCGACCCCTTGCTGGGCGATATCGCGGGACAGGCGTTCTTGGCCAGCCCAGCGGAACGCAGTACGCCGCTGCAGCTCGTCGAACGCGGCCGTGTTGAGGTTGAAGTAATAGGGCTGCGAGCTTGCCTTGAGCGGCTGCAGAATCAGCAGATGCGGGAACGGCGTTACGGCTGCCGCTGCCGGCGTGGCACTGTTACCAAACGTGCTGCTGGGCAGAATACCTGTCAGCGACGGGCTGACCTTGCCGGCCATGCGGTTGATGGCCGAGCCCGCTTTGCCGGCCTGCTCACTCAGCGTGCCCAAGCGCTCGCGCACCTGTGTGGCGGCGCTTGTGACCTGGCTGTATTTCGACGCCACCGTGCCCACAGTGGACTGGGCGGCGTTGATGGCTCGCAAGGTACGCTGCAGCTTTGCCCCCACTGCGGGGCCAACGATCGGCAAGCTATCCAGCTCGGACGCGGCACCGGTCATATCACTGACGGCGCCGTTGAGCGGCCCTAACATGCCATCGACACTGGTACGGCCGGCCTCACCAGCCGCCACCAATGACGATAGCGTTGATTTCATCAGCTCCATGTAAGCCATCGCGTTTCCTTAGACGTGCGCCTCGTCGTACAGCTGGGCGCTAAACCGGTTGCCTGCAAACTCGCGCTGCAGGCGTTCAAACAGGCCTCGCAACGGCGTTTCCATGGCGGCCACTGTCTGGTAAGGGTCTTTCACATCCCCCTCGATAGTGACCGGCATACTCAGCGCAATTGAAAAGGTCTGCTCAACCTTGGGCGGCTCCGACTTAGCCTGTTCTGCAGGCTTGGGCGGCGGTGGTACTGGCGCTGCAGCGACATGCGCCGCAACCTCAACCAGCGAGCGCACCACATCGCCCATCGACTCGGCCCGCTCGGCGGTATTACGGCGTAGACCCCGCGCAGGCTCGGGCCGCAAGCGCTCGAGCACTTTGGGCTTGTTGGGCACGGCAGGTGCCGGGGCCGGTGCCGCGCCTGCCTCGATCTTCACAGCGGGCGTAGGCGCAGACGCTTTGGCGCCAGGTGCCGTTACCGTAACAACAGGCGGTTGAACTGACACTGGCGCCGCTGGCGGTGCCATGCCCTGGACAACAGGCGCTGGCGGACGGGCTACTGGCTCAGGCGCCAGCTTGACCGGCGCCGGCGGGCTTGCCACTGGCGCCGGCGCGGCCGGTACTGGGTCAGACGCTTTCGGCGCCGGCGCAGAGGTGACCACCACCGGCGGCGCTAGCACAGGCGGCAAAGGCTTGGGCGCTTCGACCACCGGCGCCGGCATTGCCAGCACCGGCGTGGCTACTGCCGGCGCCTGGGGCGCTGGCTCGGCCAGGCCGTTGACTGGTTCCTGCTCCTGCTGGGGCTTGTCCTTGTCATCACCGAACCAGGTTTTGCCCAACCACCCGCCCAGGGACTCGCCACCGAGGCCGCCCAGGGCCATGCCGATAGCACCGCCAACGGCAGTACCAATTACTGGCACCACGGACCCGATGGCGGCGCCGGCGATACCGCCCGCCCATGCCCCAGCCATGCCCCCGGCCACACCGCCATAACCCTCGGCTTTCTCGTCGCGAGTCCGTGCGTTCAGTGCCGTATCGAGCACGCCGGGAATGGCGTCTGCGACCTGGCCACCAGGCAGCTTGCCTGCCACTTTGGTGACGCCACGCACACTACGCACCATCTGGCCCAGGCGGCTCAGTTCAGGCACCGCCGGGGCGGCGACCAGCTTAGAAACGCCTGCAGCGGGTAACGCCGGCGCCAAGCGCTGCGCTACCGGCGCCGGCGGCGCGGGGACCTTTGGCGCAACGGGCGATGGCATGGCAACGGGCGGCCGTGGTGCGGGCATCGTTGGCGCAGTAGCCGGTGGTTTGATGGCCGCCGGCGGGGCGACCACGGGGGTTAGCCGTACTGGCGACTTAACTGCAGCTGGTACCGGCCGATGCACGCCCAGCGGCGAGCGTACAGGGGCCGGCGCAACCGCGCGGCGTCGGCGGCGCACCCGACGCCCCCGTGTAGCGCCTCCAGGGCCTGAATTAGGCCCGGAAGGGCTCAGCCCGCCGAAGGCATCAGCATTGACCACAAACACGCGCATGGGCTCGTTGCCGGGCGTTTGCGCATGGTCATTACTGGCAGGCACCCCCAGCACCTTGCCCAATGCGCCTAAGCCGGCGTCGACCACCCGGCGACCGGTCTTGGGCGCCGTCGCTTGTTCGGGCCCGCCTGGCAGCTTGCCTGCACGGCGATATCCCCAAGCGCGACCGCGCGCGACGTTGAACACGCCCCGGCCTACCCTGGCCGCGCTGCGCGCTGCAAACACCGTCCCGACAGCGGTGGCCAGCCCTGCCAGGCCAATGGCCAACTGGGGTACATCGTCCGACAACTTGGTGACCCAGCGGGCAACGGTTGTCGCCCCGGTAGCAAACGCATCGGTCGCCGGCCGGATGGCATCACCGATGCTGCGCATGGCGTCATCAGTGGACTGCACCAGCTCAGACCAGCGCTGTGCCGACGTTTCGCGCCGCTCGGCCAGGTTCTTGTCGAGGATGCCGGTTGCCCTCATGGAATCGGCTTTCAGCTCGTTGTACAGCCCTCGGTTCTGACCGTAGGCAGTCAGCGCCGCTTTCACCTGCATATCGGCAAACAGGTCACCGGTGCGCAGGGTCTTTTCCAGGGCCTCAAGCGCTGCCTTGGCCTTTTCCGGGTCGACCTGCTTGTCGATCTTGGCCTGAGCATCCTTGATCTTTTTGGCCTTGGCCGGGTCGGTTGCCTCCACATACTGCATGGCCAGGCCCATGGACGCCTCAATGACGTTCATGCCCTTCTGCAGGCCGGTATTGAGCGAAGCCTGATAATCAATCCCGGCGTCTTTGTACGCCTTGACCACGTCGCCGGCGCCGATCTTCTCCATCCAGTTCTTGAAGTTGTTGGCCGCCTCGTCCGAACTGCCTGCAGTCTTCATCTGCACTTGCAGCATCGA